CCATTCTGTTAGCAATGAGCTTGAGGCAATTGCTGATCCGCAACCATATGTTTTGAATTTTGCATCTGTGACTATGTCATCTTCTATACGTATTTGTAATTTCATAACATCGCCACAAGCAGGAGCACCTACCATACCAGTTCCTACATGTGGATCGTTCATATCCATCTTACCCACATTGCGTGGGTTATTGTAGTGATCTAAAACCTTTTCTGAATATGCCATGTGCTCCTTAGTATTTAGCCTAGTAACAGCTTCTTCGCTGATTTCGGCAGGTCACCTAAATTGATTGTTTGAGGCTTGTCTTCTTCTGGAATATTGTTCTCCAAAATAACTACAAGCATACCATCTACAATATCGGCACCAACAACTTTGAGTGTGTCAGCTAAAGTAAATGAACGCTCAAACGCCCTTTGAGAAATGCCACGATGTGCATAGTCTCGTACATCTGTACCAGAATGTTTCTTTCCGGTGATTGTTAAAACTCCTTTCTCAAGAGTTAAATCAATATCTTCCTTTTTAAATCCTGCAACAGCGATCTCAATTAGAAAGTGACCGTCGTCTCTTTTAATTACATTATACGGTGGATATCCAGCACCGCGGACGGTTTCTAGATTCGTATTTTGTAACGTGTTAAAGAGTTGATCGAAACCCAAGAATGTATCTCTCGGGAAGTTAAATGCTAAGTTTGTCATATTGACCTCCTATGTATAGCAAGGTTAAAAAAATGAATACCCGTTAGGCATATTCAGTTTTATTTATACAGGTTTTTACTTAATACCTATATTATATTTGGGACATAATTCCCAATCATTTTTATCTTTATGAGATATAATTTTAATTTGGTTTAATGATGCTGTCTCTCCAATTGGAGCAACCGTAGTCAGTAATCCCCAATCATCCATTAACTTGACAATTGTGTTCCTACGTTTGAGATCATTCTCTGTGAGATTAGAAGGCTTACCATCTAATAAGAATAACTCTTTAAAATGAGTTATAAAATATCTACCTTGTTTGTGTAGTATATGGCATGATTGATATAATTTATTATCTTTTTTAGAAGCCACTCCTATTCTCGTGAGAGTTTCACGTATCTTTAGAAAATCATCTGGCTCCGCCAGTATTACTTCTAACATCATCTCTGGTTTCCAATTTACCAGTTCATCGTTGAATTCCGCCATGCTGTATTTTTCCTCTTATTGTTTTAAGGTTTTCATTACTTAAAAGCGGAAGTACATCACGAGCTTTCTCATTGCTATAACCGTAATATTGCTTTATAACATTGATATTTTCAGATTCAATAGATTTATTCCACTTAGAAAAACGATTACGTTTTCTAATAGTATTTATAAGAAAATGATACTGTAGGCGGCTATCCAGGTGGTGAAACTTGTTCATCTCGTTAGCGTATATGACAGTATCAGGGAAATACGAAAGACCACGATTTACCATAAAGGCATTGTAATCTTTCTCATTCTCAAGTATATCCTTCTTTGTGTTGGATATAGATTTAATTAATTCAAACGGATTCATTTAAGTTTGTCTTTACATATTTAATACTTGACATAATAAATGATCTCCACCCTTGAGCTTCAACATCAAAGACATTCATATAGTCTCTGTTCTCTTCGTCTGGTGGATTACCAATATTTTTTGGTGCCATACTCTCAGGAATTTTATCAGACATAAGTGTGCATTTCATTACACGCTCATCACCATTCTTTTTGGTAAAGCCTACTTCAATTATTTCACCATGTAAAAAATCTTTAAGATCTTCATAAAGATCGTTGCCGCTAATATTAATCTTTGTCATGTTCTGCTACTGCCTCCGCTAAAAATTGACTCATTATTTTTAATAATCTGCCAGCCTTTTCTAGCTGCCACACTATGAATATTATTCCTATAGTTGTAATTATTTGTGAATACATCGCAAATTCTTTCATAAATCTCCTATTTAAAATTGATTGATGACATGATTTCCGTCATGCATGCCACTACGTTTAATTCATGATCAGCCACAAAACTATCTTTATATGAATAGTCTGCAAGTATAAGAACTAACTGTGGAATACTTGAAGGCTCAACATAATCTGACATGTTATCATAAACCATTCTAAACAACTTTGCTGATTCTACGTCAATGTTATCTGTAACCCACTTACGCATCTTCTTAAAGTTTTTTGTCTTGAGGTCTTCCATCAATCCAGCAACACTTGACTCAGATAGAGTAACAAGAATGCCGGTATCGATATGACCACTCATACCATACCTTTGACATTCATTAATGACACGTCTCCAGTCTGGTATGTATTTCATAATGAGTTCTGCAATCACTGCATTGTCATATATAATACGTTCGGAATCAAGAATGAATTGAAGCCTAGCCATAAATGCTTGGGCCATCTCTGCCTTGTTTCCTATGTTGAATTCATATATAGAACATCTCGAATGTAGAGGATCAATAATACGATTCTTAAAATTGCAAGTAAGAATAAATCTACAGTTGTTACTAAACTCTTCAATAAAACCACGAAGAGCTGGTTGCGTAGATTGTGGATTTAGGTAATCAGCCTCATCGAGGATAACTACTTTCTGTCCACCTTGTAATGATATGGTACTTGCAAACTGTTTGATCTTACCACGAAGGGTATCGATGTTGCCATCTTCAGATCCATTGATTAACATATAGTCAAGATCTAACTCATGACATAATGCTTTGGCTACTGTAGTCTTACCTACACCAGCTGAACCAGTAAACATCATATTGGGGAGTTCTCCCTTATCGACTATTTTTTGAAATGTTTCCTTTAAGTCTTTAGGGAGAATACAATCCTCAATGGTTTTTGGTCTATACTTTTCTACGAATAAAAATTCTTGTTTCACATACACCTCATAATATAATAAGCATGATATAATTATACCATGCTTTTTCTAAAAGTACATACTTACTCAGCTGCTGGAGCTTCTTCAGTCGGGTTTGCAGCTTCTTGTGCCGCTGCAGCTTTTGTCAAGAATGAATCGATTCTGTTACGAACTGCACCAACGTCAGCTAGCTCACTGCCTTCAAATGCACCACGCTTTGTTACTATATCAATAATTGATACACACGCACGAATGTCACTTAGGTTAAGCTGATCATCTGTTGGACCTTCCGGAGCTGGAGCATCAACTTGTGCTGCTACCTCGTCAAACTCTTCTTGTCCCATTGCTGTATTTTCTGCCATTATTATTCCTTAAATGTTGTAGTTTTATCTAGAGCAACCCAGTAATCTGTGTCGCCGGCCTTTATCAATGCAACCTGCTTTTTGTCTATTCCGAAGACATATTCAGCAGCAGGTTTAAATTTGAAATTGTTTATGTCAAACACAAAATCAAACTCTGCATCAGTATTTATATTACAATTTGCAACGTTCATTGTAAATTGATTTGATGTTGGATTCTTTTTATCAAGGATAACACACTCAATAAACTGTCCACCCATATTAGTTTTTCTTACACTTAGTTGACTTGTCTTTAGAGTAGAAGAAGCTTTGCGCAACTTGTTTAACTCTTCGTCAGTAAGAGTAAATTGCAGATCTTCACAAGGTAGATTAATATCGTTTGTTGGGACTGTGAGGATGTCGATATCCGAAAAGTAATACTGGAATGATGTGATACCATCAGTAATTTTTACAAACTTTTTATCGTCATCAAATGACAGTGTAGGATCATCAAACATATTAAGACAAGCTAGGAATTCACCTAAGTCATATATGCCAAATGGATATGGTGATTCAAACGGTATGTTTGCTTTTGCCATAAGTGTTTTAGAAGTGGACATGGTTCGAATAACTCCATTGTCTTCTCCAAGAGCAATATTACTATTGATCCCTTGAAAGTTACTCAATACATCTTTTATTTCATTACTAAGTTTCATTATTCGACTCCTTTAAGTCATGTTCATTAATTGCAAGTAGAGTATAGTGCATGATCTTCATAAGATCTTCACGATTGGCTCCATTCTTTTTACCATATCTTGACGCATACTTCAATACATTGCCAAGACAAAAATCTAGACCTAAGCCAGAAGCTGAGATCAGATCCATACTTTGTACACCATTCGGAGCAGCATAATGTTTAGAGTATGTGCTCTCAACATATGTTGTCAACTGATTGATGTTTTCTAATTCATTAAATTTCATACAGGTCCTTTTTCAAATATAGTAATATTATAACACGTAAAGGGTGAAAGTACATACCCTCACCCTAAATAAATTAAGCAGCAACCGCATCAGTAATACGTGAAACTAATTGCTTGTTACCTTTCTTAGTCTTTGCAAACTTCTTAAACTCACGTTTAATGTCATTAATTGTGTCAGCTTTTTTAGGCTCAAACACATCAGAGTCAAACCTTGCTGAACGATTGATCTTGATAATAAAATAGTCATCGTAACCTTTAACATCTTTCCAAGCACCGAAACCAACTTTTCTCCACTCTTTGATTACCTTGTGAAATTCTTTATTGTCATCGATGTTGACATAACCTTGTCCGAAAGTAGATGCATCATACGCAAGATGGAAACCCATAATAGTTGCACCAGTTATCTCTTTAAGTCTTTCAAGAACAGCCTCATAGATCTTACGACCACCCTGGCCACGTATTAACTTACCGTCAAATTTAATCATTGCCTCACGTGAAGTCATAACAGTAGCAGATGAATCATGTTCAATATTAATTCCATCAGGATAACCATCAGTTAGGAACATAATGTTTGTATTTTGTATTGCATGTTTACGTGTGAATGCCTTAGTCACTTTAGCTGCAAGCATTGCAGTCTGAATAAGAGGAGTTGAACCCATAGCATCAAGAGCATGAAGATAGTGACCAGATATGTGGTAGCTAGTGTGCTTGTTATTGTAGCTATGTGCTTTTGCAATAGCAAATGAAACATAAGCAGCTTCGTCAAAAGTTTTCTTATTCATCTTTGAAGAGAACATCTCAACAACTTTAGTACCATCAGAATGCAACTCGCCAGCTTTGTGGTCCATCTCACGAATACCCTTACCACGTTCTCTCCAGTATGAAGTAGAAGTAAAGTTATATGCCTCGAAAGGAATATTGACTTGACGACAGAACATAGCAATAGTAATTGCTTGAGCAGTAACATCTTCGATGATCTCACACATTGAACCAGAAAGATCAAGGAACATTACGATACCATGTGACTTTGCTTGAGCTAACTGAGTAGTAGTTAAGAAAATATCTTCTGAAGTTTTGTATGCGTGTAACTTTAAAGGATCAAGTTTACCAGACTTTGCAGTCCTAGCACGTGAATATTCAAATGCAGCTTTCTTACGTTCAAAGTCTTTCGCCATAAGATTTGCTTGCTGCTTGTAAACTAGTTTAGTCTCATTGAAATCTTCTCTACAAGCTACGTGAGTATAAGCACTATGGTCATCACCATAACGAAGTCTTTCACCCATCAAGTCTTCTACATACTCATCACGTAATGATTTAGCATAATCGTAAGAGTAAAGAATCTTTTCGATATTCTCATCGCTCATACCGCTTGAGTATTGAGGCTGACCACTTCTTTCGAAATTACGCTCAGGAGATTTTTCAAGTAAATCTTCTTCGCGTTCTCTTTGAGTATCTTCAGTCCAAGTCTCGTGACCTTCAGGAGCTTCATCATCTGCAACTTCAGCACTTATAGGCTCTTCGTTAGATTCATCTTCACCATCAGAATCACCATTACCTTCACCAGAGTCATCGCTTTCCTCATCACCAGAGATAGGAGTTTCACCTTCTTTCTCAGGAGTTTCACCCTCGTCAGCACTTGGCATACCCATTTCCATTTCATCTTCTTCTTCTTTCTCATCTTTTTGATCTTCGATGAAATCATATAATTTTTTACAAACATTGACAACGTCATCCCATGTTTTAACTTCCATAGCTTCTTTGACTAATGGAGATTCCTCATCAGAAAATTCAACAGGAACATAACCACGGCCTTTCGAAGAAACATTCAGCCTGTCCATAAGTCCAGCCTTGTTGATGTCTCTCTCGTTAGTACCAAAAAGATCAGTATCAAATAGAACTTTATAGCCATTCTTGAAACGACGAACGATACCAGGATATGTCTCTTGGATCATACGTTCGATGCGGATGTCCTCAACGATGTTGAGATATGCACGTGGAATCTTACCGATCTTCTTTTCAGAATCATGCCATCCATCAACAGGAGTATAAAGAGCATGGCCAACTTCGTGACCAACTAAAAGATCATAAACGTCTTTACCTTTGTCTTTCCAAAGAGGAAGACGAAGTACTCTGTTCTCAACATCGAAACTAGCTGTAGAATAGTTGCCATGTTGAACCGATAAGTTCTCTTTGGCAAGTAGTTTGGCTAGGTATTCTTGAGCTGATAAATTCATAATATGTCCTTTTTTAATTCGTTATGTGTACATTATATCACGTTTTGGACCAGTTGTACAACTATTTACTGGTCCAGATGCGGCGAGTTGGTGTGCCAGATTATTCATCATCCCATGAGTCGTTAAATGAGTCAGCAGCTTCATCATCAAATTCCGGCTCAGGATCATTGATAGTAGCATCAACTTTCTCGTAAAGATCTATGAAAGCTTCTTTAGTGTCATCATCAAAACGGTTTACACAAAGAGCAATCGCTTTGTCTCTCTTACCGAAGATAGAGAAAGTCTGAACGATGTGGCATAAACGACGAGTTGAAATAACTTCGTCAATACCTTCATCATAGAAAGTCTTACGAATAGCATCTGCCCAACCAACAAGTAGCTTAGCAAATTCTTCGTCAACAGCTTCAAACTTTGACATATGCTTCATAACGATTTTCTCTTCAGTAGCAATAGTAGGGAAAGTCTGTTCAAGAGTAATAGTGAAACGCTCTAGGAATGCATCGTCAATAACAGTCGCACCAGAGTAACGTCCATCTTCTGAACCTTTACCTTTAGTGTTCGCAGTGGCAATCACGTTGAAACCATCTTTAGGCTCAACAACTTCACCAGTCTTTTTGATCAGAACTGGCTTGCCTTCAAGCACACCTTGTAAACACATAATTTTATTTGTACCACGATCAATTTCGTCAATCATTAAGACCGCACCAGCTTCCATAGCTTTGATCACTGGACCTTTTTGAAACACAGTCTCACCTTTGATAAGACGAAAACCACCGATTAGATCATCTTCATCAGTTTCAGGAGAGATCTGAACACGTACATATTCACGATTAAGTTTAGCACATGCTTGTTCGATCTGGAATGTCTTACCATTACCAGATAAACCAGATACAAAAGTCGGATAGAACATACCTGACTTAAGAACTTTCACGATCTCAGCAAAGTTACCCCATGGAACAAAAGTAGGATCAAAGTCAGGAACAAAGACTTCGTCATTTGAAACCGACTCAACACCTTTAACCATTTCAGGAACAGCTTTAGCTGGACGAGCAGATTTTGGCATCATAGATTCTAAGTTATACACACCGCGACGTACCGTAGGTGCATTGTTTGTATATCTGATATTCACATAAGCTGATCTAGGATTCTCACCCACAGCAAGTGCAGCTTCTTTAATCATCTTA